TTACGCAAGCGGCGGTTTCATCCATGTCAGGTAATCTCGGTGGCGGCGGTGGCGGGGGTGGTGGTGGTGGCGGCGGCGGACGAGGGTCTGGGTTTGGCAATTTCATGAGTGATATTATCGGTGGTAGTGGCATGGGCGGCGGGGGCGGGGGCGGACGTAACAACGACCCACCCCCTTACGCACAACATCGCCCCCCTCCTCCACCTATCGCGACCAAGGGACCAGTTGCCCCACCTCCCCCGGTTCGTCCCGGCGCAACTGCTATGCCGATGCCGATGTTGCAACAGCAACAGCAGCAATACACTGAGCAAAAGTCAAGACGACCTGAAATGCGCGGCCCATCCACCGATGTTGGCGATATGATGTCCCGTCTTAAGACCAAGACGATTAATATTCAGCCGTCTAGTTCTAGTAGTAGCCAACAGCAGCAGCAGCAGCAGCAGTCCAGTGAGCCAGCTGGGAATGTTACACTCCAGAATATTCTCTCGGGAATGACGGGAAGTCTAGGCGACGACATTTCACTCGACGCGAATATAATCAACCTATCCAGTTTAGGGGATATTCCGCAAGATTCCACGCCACATAAATCAAAACGCCGTCCTCGTTCCGAGAAAAACACTGTGAGTATGGACTTATAATACACATAAGACCGCGAAATCAATATAAATATTTTAGAACAATAACAATAACAATAACAATAAATAGTCGCGACGCAACAAACGATGTCGGCATCTACACCCCAATTCAAACCCATCTGTACTCAAAATGATATGAGATTAGGCAAAAATACAGATATGAAACTTTTCACCCTAGAATACAATTACAATAATCCGAACTTTGATATTCTATCTCTCGTAAATATCAATATCCACAATCTGCTTTACGAGGTAAATAAGGATATTATCGAAACGATTGAGGTTCATCCGCATCCAACGGAAAAAAGCGAACACAATATTCTTTATAAATTCCGCGAGATTGGCGGGGATTTAGGCGGTTTTAAAACATACATGTATGTGAATACGAAAATCGCCAAGAGATTCGCAAGCAATGGAAATACTGAAATTATTTTTACAAGCAAGAGTATTCCGTTCGAAGATCACTGTCGGCTCGTAACACAAAAATACACACTTCTTGAATACCCGCTTTATATTCAGAAATACATCTATCTGGAAAACACGACCGCAAATATCCAAGTTTTACACATGTTTAAACTGAAACCCGACCAAGAAACCGAACTAACGGTTGCGATGGAAAATGCGATTGGTCTTCTTATTAAGAAAATGTATTTTCGGTTGAAAGTCGCGATTGAGAGCCTTCGGCAATAATACGATACTTCGAGCGTAAAAACGCAATACATATTATATCAATATCATAATATGTATTAGAATCAAAACCTGATATCATACACACATACGCTTACGCCTACACGCATTATGGACGAGTTATTACATGAATATATAGAGCAACTAGACAACGATGATAACAATACCTATACCAAAACAGGGTTCGACCCCGAAGGCCTGGTTCATGATTCACGACACTCGGATAATGATGATAATGATGATACATGCCAACAAGCAGAATATGAAGACTATATCGCCCGGACAAAAAAATACTATTACAAGATGTCGTGTCTCGATTTCTTTCGCGCATTCTGGTTCTCGGTGTCGTCGCTTTATATCTGTGGATCTGAATACGCAAAATACAAGATAGGATGGAAACCCCGAAATAATGCGATTATTGATGTAAGTAAGCGTCTTGCCGCGAAAAATATGATGTATGTCAAAATATTCCAAGCATTCGCAACCAACCGTAATATCGTATCCCCCGAACTGAATACATTTTTCAGCGAATACACTGATAATGTAAAATATACAGATGATGAATATGACATAAAAGAACTTAAAGAGCTAGAGGCACGGTCAAAAGAATGCCATCCATTTCAAGAACTGCGAATTTTGAATAATTATACTCCGATTAAATCCGGTCTCATGTCGTTGATATTCAAGGGTGTAATCCTGAGCGCCGACGCCGACGAGACGCCGGTTGTCATCAAATATCTCCGAAAAAATATCAGCAAAAACTTCAACGCCTCTATGAATAATCTGGTCGTATTTGCGAAATTCACGAGATATTTTCCTTATCTTCGAACATTAAATGTCGAAAACCTCATTCTTCAAAATATTGTATGTTTGAATGACCAAGTGTGTTTTCGTAAAGAACTTGCGAATATTACGTTGTATTATAAAAATTGGCAACATTATGAATACGTCAAAATACCGAAACCTTACGCCGATTATACCGAAAAAATCAACTCGGACATTATTGTCATGGAATATATCGACGGAATGAAAATCACCGAAATTGACCCAGAAGACAACGACGAATTTGGTAAAGTGTTGGCGGCGTTTAACGCAAAGGCCGCATTCTGTACCTCTTTTTATCACGGCGACCTTCATCCTGGTAATATTTTGTTTATTAAAGAGCCGGCGGCAGCGTCGGCGGCGTATAGAATCGGAATCCTTGATTACGGTATTATCGGCCATTTATCACGCAACGATCAAGAAATTTTATTCAAGGCGACGAAGTTTATCTATCAACGAAAGTTCAATAAGATTATTGACATCATCATGAGTTGCGAATTATCTGAAAGCGCCAACCCCGATGATGACGCACAAACGCTGATTCCTTCAAAGGAAAGCGAAAAATATGATACACTTCGAAATGAATTAAACGAAGTGCTTATTCGTTATACAACGCCTGAAATCAAATTCTTCGGAGTAGCCGAAATATATGAAATCAACTACATCTTGAACAATTACGGACTCATGTTTAAAAGATCGCTGTATCGCCTCTTTATTACGATCGCAATCATGGATTCGATTGGAACGCGCCTTGGAAGCAAATTGAGCTACATGCAGCATATGACGGATATTATTGTAGATATGTTCAATATCGAATTACATGAAGCCGACGAATCAATGAATCAATGAATCAATGAATCAAATCAATATTAAACATCCCGCATAATATTGTTTATAACATGAAAATCGGAATTATTGGCAACGGGTTCGTCGGCCGTGCGACCCGCATTTTCGTGAAGAATTATTTCTCCGAAAACGACGATGAAGAGAGATACGAGGTTCTACCGGATACGATAACAACACCGGCAAAGCCAAGCTCTATAATGATGTATAGTCAGTTTGAGAGCGCCACTCCGGATCATCCCCGTAATCCTCCGCGCGAAAGACCGCACTTTTTTAAACGTATATTTTTTAAACCAATTCAGCTATACATATATGATATTCGACCAGAAGCGTGCCACCCACTTGGAATTACACTGGAAGACCTTGACCTTGAATGCGACCTCCTCTTTTTCTGTCTTCCTACACCACTTGACCACGACGGGACGTGTTATACCAAGATTCTTGAAGATACAATCGCGCGATGTTCGAACCCTTATAAAATTATCCGTAGCACGGTTCCTGTCGGATTCTCCGCCAAACACGGATGTTATTTCATGCCTGAATTTCTGACAGAGGCGCGATGGGAAAATGACTTTCGTAGCACAAAAGAGTGGATTGTCGGGGTTCCAACAACGGGTTCATCTACCGCGGAAGGCACCGATACCCAACACGATGAATTCAAGCGTCGAATCAGCAAGCTTATTAAACGCAGTAATAAAAATGGTTCGATTGATTCATCGTCGGTGATATTCTGCGACACGAATGAAGCAGAGATGGTGAAACTCATGAAAAATTGTTTTCTCTCCGCCAAGGTGGGTCTGATGAATGAATTCTACGATTTCTCTCGCGCAACGAATGTGGATTATAACGCTGTCGTCGAACTCGTCAAAAAAGACGCGCGAATGGGAACAAGCCATTTTCAAGTTCCGGGTCCGGATGGCCGACGCGGGTTCGGTGGAACGTGTTTTCCCAAAGATACACATAGCTTGTATTGTCAAATGACCGGACATGGTGTGACGCCTCATATATTCCCCGCGATTCTCTCACGGAATGATACACACGACCGACCAGAACGCGAGTGGTCCAAGGATATATGGCGAACCACGATTCCACTTCCGTCGGCGACATCGAAGGTCGTTGTTGTATTCGGTGATCATAGCGAAAGCAAAGAATCGAAATCGAACACAGACAATTCAGTGGCAATGTATATTTCCGACGTGATAAAATCGAATCTCTCGAAGAATAATATTGTCATTGAGATTGTTGTTGGGCAAACACGCCATCTTGACCATGACCGCCGGAATCTTCACAAAAACCATTTCATAAAGTATCAACCGAGAGCTGGAACCCCGATCTTTTTCCCGCGGGTAGATGAATGTTATTATGTGCCACAAAGTAAGCAAAACCAACCAATTACATCGTATGACGTATTACGCGATGTTTCGAGTATCATCGATTTGTGGAATTGCCACGAAGAGATGATATTATATGTTGTAAAGTTGAGGAGCGAATATCGTAGTCGGGATCTGGTTCTAGTTCGAGACAGAGACGACACCGAATGTGAAGAAAGTGGAACCGAAGGATTCGACGATCACGACGACGACGACGACGACGACGACGACGACGAGAGTATTCATTTACCATACGCAATCGATTACGCAAAAATCATAGAAGAATATTATACGACACATTTATCACATACGCAACGCAAATTGATTATTACGTTTTGATACCGTTTTTTTAGTATTTGAATTAGATTTATGCGTGATCTTTATGGTATGAGACGTAGGACGCACGCGACCATGCCGATGAAGTTTGCGCGTTGAATTTTTACTGTTGGCACGAAGACTACCTCCCCTACCCAACTTTACGGTCGTTTTTTTAATTCGAGGATCGATTGTTATCTTTTTTGGAAAATAGCTTGATAAAGAGGCATTCTTCGTGTCAGGAATTTGTGGGACTTGTGCTTTAATACCAGTAACCAAAGGAGTAAGTGTTACATCATTAAAAATATCAGTATTCATATTCTTTTTCGACATATCGGTATAAAATTTGGGGTCAGCGTCGAGCCTAGTAAAATTCTTTGCCATAGATACAGGTGTTACAAATCCATACAACGCCTTATGCATATTTTTTATTAGTTCCTTAATCGCTGCGTCTGTATATTTAATAGGTTCGCGTATTCTCAATCGAAAAGCCAATATTAATACCCAGTTCAACATACAGACGTAATTTTTTTCACAATGATGAATAAATGCAGGAGAAAAATTCCTTTTGTCGTCAAAACAAAAAAATGAAAACAAGCCTTGGCCATTATGACGATACAATAACTCATTTGTGTTTTTATTCCAACCTAAAATCTCAAGTATGCGTTCGTCTGTTAGTTTTTCAATAGGTATCGATTTCGACAATAGTAGTTGTTTTATAAGTTCCACCGCGGTTGTTTTATCGCACATTTTTACAAGTTGTTCATATCGTTCGACTGTTTTAGCATTGTCCGGTACAATCTTAGGATCAAGACTGCGAATCAGGTTCTTGATAACTTCTGGGTTGTTGGCCGACTGCTCTGCGGGTGATAAATTATCATCATGTGACTTTGCGTCGTTGGATTTGGTTGCCGGCACCAGTTCCACCTTATTATTACCCTTCTCGATTTCTTTGCTGAGCTCTTTATAGAATTCGGGGTTTAGACCGCCGTGCGTAGTAGCAACAGTTTTATATAATTCCGTTCCGGGAAGTAATTTATATGTCAATCCACCAACTTGGTTGATTTTTGAACCACCGATTTGACCAGATTGTTGTGGATTATGAACAAGAATGTCACCATTCAACATTATTTCGGGACCTTTACCAGCGAACGCAATATTTACATCACCAGGTCGAATACCTTCATTACCTAGGGCGGCGGCAAACCCAGAAACTCCGGCAGATGGTAATGGATGGCTACTTTCAGATTTGGGTTGTAAATTTGATAGTTGTAATCGTCGTACTTGTTGATCTCGTCTTTCTGCTAGTAGTATTTGTAGTGGCGTTGGCGGTACTACATCTGATTGTGGTGCTAGTGATGCTGGTGCTGGTGATGCTGGTGGTGCTGGTGATGCTGCTGGTGGTGCTGATTGTGGTGCTAGTGATGCTGGTGCTGGTGATGCTGCTGGTGGTGCTGATTGTGGTGCTAGTGATGCTGGTGCTGGTGATGCTGCTTGTGATGCTGGTGGTGCTGGTGATGTGAATTGTGGTTGGACTGCTTGTTGTTGTAGTCGGGTCAATTGGGCACGTAATATTTGTAGGTCGTCGGCTGATATTGGTTGTGCTGATTTCAGTTCGTCAGGTGATAACAATGGTAGTGCTGCTGTTGCTGCTGCTGATGTGGGTGCTGATGTGGGTGGTGATAGGTATGGACGTGGTGGAACTGTTGCTGTTGCTGCTGCGGCTGTTGCCGCCGCCGCCGCCAGTCGTAGTTGTAGTTGTTGTTGTTGTTGTCGTTGCTCTCTTGTCAATGGTCGCGATTGTTGTGATTCTTCTGTTGTTGGCGATGGTGGTTTTGCGGATGGTAATCGTGATTTTGGTCTTCCATCCTCATCATACTCATCTTCCTCCTCCTCATCATCCTCATCAGAATCACTGAATGATGATGCTGCTGCTATCGCTGCTGCTGTCGCTGCTGCTGTCGCTCCTACTAGGGAGGCACTTACGTAACCCGCATCAACATCAACAACAGTACCTTCTTCACTACCACTATCATCATCATCAAGATCATTATCAAGAAGAGATTCTGCTTCGAGTTTCGCAGCTTCAATTAAGCCATCATCTCCTTTTTGGGTCGTTGATTTTGGTTTTTTCGCGCGGTTCGCCTCCTCTGTAACTTTTCGTTTCGCGTTTTCTTCAGCTTTCAATCTGTTTTTCTCGGCTTCTATCTTTATCGATCTATCATTCAATATAGTTTTCGCGTCTGTTATATGTTTTTCTGTATAGTCATATTCAATTGGTGTTTTGGTGGGATCAACACTGACAAATTTTAGGTATTTATCAGAATCATTTTCGGGAAGTGCCTTTTTATCATCGTCACTTTTGTGTAATGTTAATGAATTATATACCGCATCGATATGTCCGCGTGCTGCCGCACGTTTATAATATTCTGGCGCGCGTTTCGTCTCTTCACTTTGCTGTGTTTGGTTTTCTAACATGTTGGCATACAAGTATTCAGCCGAAGCATACCCTTGATCCGCCACCCCTTTAATCATTGTCAGCACTGCGGCATCGTCCATTCCGAATTTTATCGTTGGGTTGTAGAAGTTCGTTCGTGCCAATACGAACTTTGCTACTACATAAGGTGTTTCTGCTGCTTCTCTCAATAGTTTCACAACAAGATCGTTGGAGATACTGGTATTAGCACCACCTACATATATTTGTCGCCGTCCTCCGCCGGTTTGTGCTCCGCTACTGATTTTATCGATATATTTACTACCATCTTTGATTATTAATAATACTAATACCACTATAGTCTTTATTGATGGGCTACTCCTTTTTTTTTTTAAACTATCTAAAATAAGGTCTATTCCGGCATATTTATCTGTTTCTGAGTCTGTTGGGGGGGGTTTTTGTGTAATCTCTTCTCTGCGTTTATTGATAAACAAACAAAATCCGCGAATCGCATCAAAATCCGGATCATTTTTATACCTATTCGCGATTGATAATGCTTCATCAACGTTTGGTTGTGGCGGCGATTTGGATATGTCATACGTGGGTCCGGGATTTACCTGAACGACAATTAATTTCATCGCTCTATTAAGCGCCGCCATCGCAATTTGATTCTTCAAGCCTGCTATTTTTATTGACGTATCAACCCCAGCTGCTTTCAATAAATCCGTTGTCATCGAAGCCAATTCTGATGCCTGTTCTTGAATCAAACCACGCACGTTACTACACTTTTCAGGGTCAGGTCTTATGGCTTCCTTGAGTTTTTGAAACAGTTTTGACCCCACCGCATGGTTGTCGTTTATAGACGGTTCAATACCACCGACACTGAATGACGAATTTTGGAATCTGGATTCATTCGCAGAGTCTTTACCCGGAGCCAACATTTGGGGGGATGGCTGGGTCGCAATAAGAAACACACATAACGGGTTGTCACTCGATGGCAGACTATTACTTTTGAAGACCGAGTCATCTACTATTTTTATTTTAAAATCGTCCGGTGATGCGGTGGCGGTTTTATCCAATATATATTCCAGACGAGGCGGTGATGATGTGGAGACGACACTCTCATCCCATTTGCTATTAAGTAATTTGAACGTGCTTTTTGCGATAATCTCTGGTTTTTCTAAACGGAAAAATGCCCATTTAGAAACACTCGTTAAAGTGCCAGTTGGCATATCCGGTGAATACCAAATATCGCGCGGTTTCGCAAATAACATATGAACCACCTGAACCGTATTATGTTCTAATAATACGACAAGTGCTGACTTCATTTTTTTACGGTTTTCGACATCTGCCGAACTGCCATTTTTGATAGCGGTCGCAGGGTCAATAAACCCAAGCGCTTTATCCAACCCTTTCGTCATTTCGTTAGTAACATATTTGATTTTGGCGGAGTAATTTCCGGCTGGGTTGTCGATATTCTCTTCCCATTTTTTGGAATAACCCGACGGCGTATCGACAGATACAAACCCCTTAAAAACATTATTGTCGGCTTTTATTAAATAACTAGATCGGTCGGGTATAATACGCACAACCGAAATACCAAGTAGTTTCGCGACTATTTCACATACATGATTGAGCTTGCTTTCCTTGTATTGGACATTCTCGCGTAATGCCCGTAATCCAACATTTTGCGGCCCGATTTGTTCTTTCAATTTCTCGACAAAAGTCGCATGAAAAGACGAGAAATAGTACTTTGAAATACGAAAAAGAAGCAAAAAAATCAAATCTATACCGATCGAAAAAGGCACCGCATTTTTCTGTGGGAATGATTCTACTTCAGGCGTACTCAATTTTGATTCAGTGTAGAATTTCTGAAAAAAGTTGGCGGCGGCGGTTGTGATGTCTTTAGGGGCGGGTCCTGGCGACGGGGATGCCGACGGCGTCGTAATAAAGTAATGATTATAAAACAATAACGACGACACAAAATATTTACCTTTCAATAATTTTATTTTTGATTCGACCTGTTTGATTTTATTGTCTAATGATTCATTATTTGTATAGACTTCATCCGCGTCGGCGTCGGCTGTGGTTGAAAATGCCTGTAGATCTCTATTTAAGGCTTTGATTTTTTTTGTTAATGTTCCGCTGTCAGCTATACCCGCCCCAAAAACAGTCCTTTGTTTCTTACTTCTCGTGGTCGTGGCTTCAGCAGAAGCAAATAGGCTTGATACATAATCTGGATCATTATAATCTTTTCTTTCTTTCAATTTCTCGATTAATGTCATATGCTCTCGAATTATTTCATTCAATTTAACCATTTCATTATGATACGGGTGTGAATCTATATTCGTCTCATTAAACAACTTCTCTATAAACTCGTCGTCAATCGGTTTAACGAATATCTCTTTTGGGTCTTTTGGTTTGGTGGCACTACCCACCGTGTATAATTTTCCGACATACCCCTCAAATAATCCCGCTGGTGCTGGTGCTGGTGGCGTAGTTCGTGGCTCGTCGTTATAATAACCTATCGTCTGAAATACATACTGAATTATTTTATAACTTGGTATATGTTTCGTTTGTCGATTGACATCAAGAAATCCGTTAGACGTGAGCATATATTTCTCGAATATTTCGACGGCAGTTTTCAACGCAGGATTCGCTTCGATACTTTGTTTTAGTCGCATAAATTCATCGGCGATGGATTGTAATGTTTCAAGTTGGGATAAATATGGTACGGTATCTATAAAATTATTTGACTCGCGGGGATGGGGTGTGTCTTCGAGCAACTTCAATTGAAGAAAAATCGAACGGAACTTATCAACCACTTGTAATAGAAGCGATCGACTATTCACATCGAATGAATATGACGGGAAATACTTTTTTCGTTCAGTTACATAATCTAAGGAGTCGTCCTTGTATTTTTGGATTTCAGCGTATAAAATATCGAATAAGTAAATGAAACTCTGGAAGTCATTTGAATTTTGTCCAACGTTCTTTTTGACATTCGTTTCGTAATGCTTTTTAATATTTTCATAATCTTTATTAATATTAACCACCATACTCATTAATCCTTTGCCACCAGACTTCGCGTCAAATACTTCATCGAACTCCATCTTCAACGTGACCAGTTCATCCTTTGGCAATTGTTGGTTTTCGACGAAAAATCGGGTAGCGTTTCGGTAAAAGCACCAATCAATATAACTCCGGTGCCACTTATCGATTTTAAACTGGATAAGCTTTGCGGTCTTTTCATCTAAATCAAATACGCCCTTCGTCGTCGTGGTCGTCGTCGTCGTCATCGTCGTCATCGTCGTAGGGAATGATAATGCTCCACCAACCATTACCGGTCTTGGCCCGCCGACCGCTGTTACTTTCCCCGGAAGCGTATGCCGATAAAACAGACTGTTGTTGTTATTTCCATATGCGGCAATTACCAAATTCACGAGTTCTTGCGTTTCGGGGTCATTTCGTCGCGCCATCTCTTTGAAATATTCGTTGATTTCTTGAAAATTGATTTTATAGCCGGTGGGGATGAACATCGCAAGTGGTTTCAAATTCAGGGACCCCGCGCGATGATAGACCATTTGTTCGAATAATGGAACAGTTAATTTTGGAAAATCGCCATCGACACGTGTGAATTTTGAGGCCGCCGATGCCGCCGCCGATGCTGCCGATGACTTTCCTTCAGTCTCATTCACCGAAATCTCTTTTAACGGGTTGCGTTGCGAAAGTTGTTCGACGAAATTGTTTATACTTGTATCCATACGTGTTGTAATATTCGTCAGTGTTACATACGGGGGTGTTGGTTCGGGTGCTGCGGTGGATGATGCGGGTGCTGCGGGTGCTGCGGGGGATGATGCGGCTGCGGGTGATAGTGATGGTGTGTGTGCGGGTGCCGGTAGTGGATGTAGTATTCTTGCTTCTTCTTCGTCAAATCCTTGCTTAAAAAGATCATATGTATTACAATCTGGAATAGGAAAAATCACTTTTTTAAATAAATCTTTGAGTTTTATATCACCATCCACTGTCGAATAAAGTGCCTGACAAAATAATGTTGCGACATATTTAATATATTCATTTCTATTAGCTTTTGGAGCAAAAGCACCACACCCCCAAGCACCCAATATTAACACATCACATTTTTGTATAAAGGCAGCTACTGCTATAATATTTTTAATAATATCAATCATTTTTTTATTAAAGTCAGTTTTGGTTATTGTGAGTGGATCAAAAGTTTGGCCAAAATTGTTCGTATATTTGTTGAATTTGCCCCATTCAAAAGCTGCGGCCGAAATGACATGTCCCATATAGGGCGTATGTAGGTTAAATGGTTGTTTATTAGTATCAAATGTGAATTCATCAGTAGTTGTAAATGGGATCAATTGATCTGAAGAATAATAAAATTTACTATTCCAGTTATTATGCCCCCAATTATTATATAGATGACTACCCTTCGGATTAGTAGCCACATCAAGAGACCTATATAATTCTGGAGCCATCATACAAAGAGTTTCTTCTTGAACGGTTGAACCGTTGAGAACTCCTCCACCAACTGTATCCGCATTTGCAAAATTCAAGAGACTTGTGGTAGATCCTTTCCCTTGCGTATATAATGCGTGTGCTGATGTCATTTGGAGAAAATGAATATTATGATCATCTATCGGTCTATTTTTGGCTATAATCTCGTCAATTTGCTTCTGGTCATACGACGAGCGCATATCAGTAACATCATGAAGAGTTTGTTGTATGGTAGAAGTCGTACTACCGAATTTACTTAATTTTTGCTGGAATAACCGCGCACGAAATCTCCTGTAACCCTCCTTGGCTGTTCCATATTCACCACGTCTCATTTGAACTGACGGGTCTTCGCCGTATGTCAATAATCTAAATAGAATACTGTTTGGGACATCTCGTAATAGATTAACTCCAGTTTGTCCTCCTCTATTACCTGTAATATAAGGATTAGTCAAATTTGTAACCATCTGGATAATTGTTTGATTGTCTGTCTCGGCATTTATACCTTTTAAAAAATCACGCAACTCAAATATGGCAGGTCGTATATTGCTCGATGCGATTTCTGAAGCGGTATTAATAAATATTCCTGTTTTACTAGTATTAGTCACAACACCGTTATACAAATAGTTTGTAAAATTAGGAGGCCTCGTGTTGCTTCTGCCAACAATAATAGAATAGCCGTCTATACCATATAAAAAATATCCTTGATTTGAATAATCCGATCCAGATAATCCATAAAATCTAACATTCGTTAGACCGGTGATTTGTTTATGAATCGAAAACGCATTACGATCCTCATTGGGCCATACAAACATATTTTGAGAAAGATGTTGGCCATCGACTGTCATCTTGTTGCCATTTGAAACATTATCAATACTCGCTAACGCTTCACGACATATTTTAATTCGGTCTAACTTATCAGGAGCGTCAAATATATTTTGCGCTATTGAATCTTCTTTAGTCATGCCGTGTGGTATAATTTTCGGATTATGCGACCCACCTTCGGCCGCTCTAGTCGGCTCATGAAGACGTGTAATTTTATCCTCTAATTCCGCGTATGGTGAAACTACATATATTACAAGCACGTCGTGAAAACCGTGCGTCTTCATTAATTCAGTTCGCGCAAGCGTATACATTTCCAAATGACCATTATGGATTGGGTTGAATGAACCGCCATTTACAAGGATTGCGATATTACGTGCTGGTGGGGCACGCAGACTCGACGAACCCGCCGCCATCCCCGCCGTGCTTATTTCACCGATTCGCTTTCTAATTTGATCGATGGCGACATCTGTTGTATTTAATGGTGGGGGTGGGGGTGGGTGTGATGCTGCTATACCTGCTGCTGCTGCTGCTGCTGCTGCTGCTGCGGCGAATGGTGGTGATGGTGTCGCGGTTGCCGATGAGTTTATTGCGCGCGATGCTTCATCCGACTCACTCGCGGACCTGGTGCCCAATGGCCGTGGTCCTTCTCGAATTGGATAAACACGCCATAAATTCATATAATGCGAAATATTAGAATTAAAAATAAAACAAAAATTGTTGGATGCTTGGTCAATATAAAATACTTGGTCAAGCCCCAAACCTCTTGAATTCACAACGCATATGTTTATTTTAAATAGTCGCGATGCTGCTGAAATTTCTAGGTCTGTTCCCCATTCACCCTTAGTCATTATATTCCAATAATTCATTAGTGGGTCATTAGTATTACCATTTGAATAATTGGCGTTTATGTAATTCATAAATGTGCCTCTTTGAACAGAATCTGTAAGATTTGGTCTTGTTGGGTAAATATCATTTTTGGGGTTATTACGCACATAATCAACTATCGCTACTCTTAATAATCTCGCATCAGTACTCATATCGTTGAAATCTCCACTAAATTTAAGTTTTGGTGTAAATCTTAAGCCTATCTCATTACATATGCGTCGAAGTGCGTCCAAATGATGTACTTTGAGATAAGCAAGTAAAGTTCGAAAAAGACAGTCGCCATCACCACCAAAATCCTGAACATCAAAATCGATTAGAAATTTACGGTTGCTTATTTCTATAGTCGTTAGTAAATCAGTAATATATTGTGGGTCCTGAATACGTTGTTCGTATGCGCGTTCTCGTATTATCTTAGTTTCTTCATTTTCATCGGATTTATTAAACGTTTTCATCGCTCGTCGTTTAACGGTGGCTATAACCGTCTGTTCATCATCATTATCTCGCAATTCTTCAAATAAGTATCTAGCAGTAACATAATAATTTCGAAATTTGGAGTCACTAATCGGTGTTCTAGTGCTTGTACTAACCTTTTCATACGCACTTTTTATATGAGAATCCTTTTTAAAATCAGAATCAATTATATAAGTTAGATATTGGTATAACCGTGGCGTTAGTTTATAGAGGACATATACTGTCGGTAAATGTTCATGAGAATTATTATATTGTACTATATTACTATTATTAACCTCTTTGTTAGAAACCCTTTGAATAAACTGATAAATACGGTCGTCTTTCCCAGCGTGATACATATCTACCATAGCTTTCTTCTGTTCATCGAGAGATTCATAAGTCTGTGTCTGTTTGATTCCACATAGAAGCCGTATAGCAAATTTTACATCATCGTTTGCTTTTTTTAGGGTATATACATCGTTACTGCTAACAAAAGGAGTTTCGCCAACAGGAATGTCATCAAATTCTATTTTCCCCAATGTCGTAACATAATCTTTTGCTGTTTGAAATGTACTAGCCATTGACATTCAAGACAGGCTATCCTACGACAGAATGACTATACTAACTATATACTCATTCTATTTTTCTTAACGTCAAACTTACGCTACGCTATGTTATTTCGCCCCGCCCCCGCCGCCGCCACCTACCTTCGCCGGCTGTGACGACTCGAATGTGTCATCCTTGAACATCCGGTGATATTTCACCAATTCTAAATGGTCGGTTTCCTCCTTCTCCTTCTTCGCCTTCTCGAGTGTGTGTAAAGCATTACTGATTTCTAAATCCGACACATTTTTCTGCGGTCCATGCTTCTCTTCCGTCATCGTATGTAAATCCCTAAATTTGGGCGGAATCACGCAGTACTTGCTATCTACGTTCATGAGGTGGTCCGCTACGATCGTAAAGCAAGCAGTGATTACAAGAGCGTAATATATACTGCGCGTGCCCATCCAGCTCACCGCAAACACAAGCACCTCTTTACTCATCAGGTATTTAATCCACGACTCCGTCGATGAGTTCAAGTCCAGGTTGATATATCGCGACCCGATATTCAGGATAATCATGACAAAACCGGCGAAAAATGTGCTCGTATTCAGGTTGTGGAAGAAGTTGTGCATCGCGGTCAAGACCTTCGAGTTCATGATATTGTTGGCCGGCGATTGTAGTGTGAAGAAGTTTGTTTTTCCAGAAAAAAGGTCCGTAAATGATTTCAGGGTGATGTGTGGAATGAGCGGGGATGACGCGATGGATCCGGGAGCACCACCGGATTGTGGGTTGGGTGTGCCTGCCCCTGCGCCCGCCGCCCCCGCCCCCGCCGCCCCTGCGCCCGCCCCCGCCCCCGCCATCGGTTCTTTTCTCCGTGAAGTGCTGTTGCGACTACTACGTTTATTTTTTGACATTATGGTTACTATTACCATAGATTATTTCTTACGAGTTGCGTCGTCCGCGAAACGCGTTTCTCAGTTTTCGCATACCTTGACGCGCACCCCTCTTAAATTGTTCGCGTATTTTAAACCCTTCCAGATCTATCGCCGAAAGGTCTTCTTCAATACTGGTCGGCGCCATAATCGGTTCTTGGGATTTCCACTTACTAAATATCTCTTTAAATATCGTTTTGATATACTTGATTTTTCGTTGAAACTCGGTCGGCGGCTTGCCTTTGTTTTTGCCGTCGTCGTTGTCGCTTTTGTCGTCGCTGTCACTGTCACTGTCACTGTCGGCGTCGTCGCGTTCGTCATCGCTATTATACGTGTCGCGCAAGTCGTAACCACCTGCTTTTCCGCGATAGGTGTTCGGTCCTTCCTTTACATAAGGACCATCCACTTTCTCAGATACGTCTAGATGCGCGCTGCTTTGCTTATACGACGTTCCAGCACCAGCAGCACCAACCAGTTCTTTCCGTTGTTGGGCTTTGTCGGCGACAACGGCCGCCTTCTTACTCGCATGTCCGCCGCCGCTCCTTTCTTTCTCTTTTTCAATACCATCCTGATACGTTCCAAATGCGGATGTAATGAGAACAATAGACGCCATCAGTAGCAAAATTGCGATTGTTCGCAGTTCCATATCTTTGAATACTTTCAAGTAGTAATACTGTTTCCTATATTATTCCTATATAATATTTACGGCTACCTATTTATTCATATCGAAATAGTATGTAATACCATATAAATACCGTTTTTCGTCATTTGTATTATATGTATCATCATCCATCGGTATCTTGAAAATACTGTTATCGCCGATAATGGTATTGCTACCTGTAGTAGTTGCGAAGGTAGATAGTGACTGAGGTTGCGGACTCAATTTATTATAAATGGCAATGTCGGATTTGGCTTCAAACATGATAATATCATTCGTTCGTTGAATGGTCGCGAGATACGCCAATATCATCCGCAACTCTTGAATGATGCGCTCATCCACGCGGATAGTATGTAACAACGACGAGTCATTCTTTGTTTGTGTTCGCATCATCGAGAGAATTTCATCAATTCGGCTGCGATACCCATACACTTTACTATAAATGTTTAAATACTTCTGTTTCAGGGCATCTTTATTTTTATACCGTTCATCCGTATTCATCTTAGAAATTAAATCACGGTATGTTTGGTCACTGGAATTATCACCATTTTGGCCCTTATTCAACGGTTGAATATTTTTCATTTTTTCGGCGTTGTCCGTTCCATTGATGAGAGAAACATACGTGACAGTAGGGTTGTTGGCATCCACAGGCAAATTGTAACTAGCATTTTTGGCATCAAGGTTCGATAACGATATTCGATTACTTTTATCTGCGGTAATATCCGACGTCGTATTGAATAACACGCCAGTATTGAACCGTTTTAGACATCGGTTTATATGGATGATATGGTTATTGATGTCGGAATACATCTTTTTCTTTGTTTCTCGAAAATCTTCCATACCCTGCTGGCTTCGATATACCGGGTCATATACGCAATCCATGAAATATTTTAATCGTTTTGGGTTGGTAGCGGCGTCATCTGTTATATTATCCGTAACATTACCGGCAAAATCATATATTCCGCTTAATTTGACTGTTCGCGACTCGCCTATAAGTTCATTACTGCCGAACATAGTTATACCACCAGCCCCGCTTCCAATCGAGCATTGTTTGCTTTTGAAATACTTATCTGTAAAATCATTACTGTCTTCCTCTATAAATTTATTGGATCGTCGGTGGTCTTTGCCGGTATCATCGCCTTTGACGATTTTCGGAAGCCATCCGAGTGAAAACCCCTCCTTGATAGGAACGCCGGATGTAATATCAAGACTTGCCGCGCGCGGTATCGCGCCTTGAGTCCATGTCCATAGGTGGTTATTCTGTAATTCAATTAAACCGTCCTGTTGCTGTATCATGCGAAATCCCTCCGCGGCGATTATCACGATACACAATAAGGTAAATAATACATATTCCCGATATACCAATAAACTGACTAACCCGATGAACAATAATATCCGAAGAACCGCGAATGAAGCATCTGTATAAAGAACGTTGTGATAAATCCACGATAAAATATATTGAAAATAATATTGAAGTTCCATCGAATACGACTACTATTATTAGACTAGATATAATTCGTTACACATATACACGACATTCGTATTGTATATGTATTAGGTATTATGTATTATGTATTATGTATTATTCGTAGGATATCAATCACATATTTACTTCGTCTTAAGCATCTTATTGATGTCGCCAACTAAGTCCTTCTGGGGTTCAGCGCCTTCCGTAGTATCAGCAGCACCGGATTCGCAGTCGTCGCCTTCGCACTTCTTCTTATCAGTCGCAGTATCTTGTCCTTCAGCACCTTCGGTGACGTCATCTTTATCGTCAGGAACAGCCATACCTTCGAAACCATGGTAGCCGCTCATCGAAGCAACCATCGCGACAAACACGACGGCCAACAATCCGGCAGCAGTATGTTTCAAGGAAAGAAACACGACCGCAGCAACAAAGATAAGTTTGCCCAAGACGTTATTGTACAAAAACCCGAGAAGGTTGGGTTTAAGAACCATAATAACGATCACCACCAACAAAACACCTAAAGTGAGTTCTTTGCTCAATTTCACCATTTTCGTCTTATATACATAACAAATATATTTTTCGTATATAACTGAAGCAATCTTTCGCTGAATTAATATCTCATTTTTTTATAGGAGAACATGACATCTTTAGGTTTTTCGGAATATGCCGAAAGTAGTAATAATAATGAACCCAAAAACAATATTCGCCGAAATGGCGTCGGTGGCGGCGGCCTTAAGAACCGAACCCTAAAGATTCCGAGAAATCAAGAAATCGCGCCGACGCCAACGACGACGCCGACGGCTACAACGGCTGGAAAGAAAATAAAGCAAATCAAGGATTATATCGAAAATATTCATCGTAAGGGGGGGGAAGATAGTGAAGAAGACCCCGATGATTCGTCGTCATCTCTTCTTCCGTCGTATCCTGCGCAAGGTATGGGTGTTTATGCGTCAAACGTTTCTCATTCTGGGGTTATTCGTGGTGCCGACACAGTATCTAGCAAAACACCGCAAGTTGTGCGAAAAACAACTCAAATGAATTCCCTAAACCCCGGTTCATCCTATTCCTCCACATTATTGGAAGGAATGGACTCTGCTGCGCCAACTACGGCCAGCGCGAGCCCTTATTTTGATAAATTAACAGGAATTTCCGGTGCGCCGAAGAAGGATGTTGTAGCAGATAAGACGGCTCCATTTAGCACAAACGCATACGCATCACGATACTATGAACAGTTTGTGCCTTATGCGGAAACACTTGCGAATCAGTTGGCGAGCGGTGGCGGGGGCGGCGGCGGTGGCGGGGGCGGGGGCAGCGGTATGTCTGGAACGAACGCCGCCTTGATCGAAAAGTTGAATTATATTATTCACATGCTTGAGGAAAAGAAGGACGAGAAAACGGGTCACGTCATCGAAGAACTTGTATTATACTGCTTTTTAGGAATATTTATCATCTTTGTCGTTGATACTTTTACACATGCGGTCGCAGGAGGAAGTAGGGCTGGTGGTATGTTTGGTGGTGGTATGAACAGACGTGCGCAAACCCTGTATTATCGAAGATAACGCACGCAGGCTCGGCTCGGGTCGCTATATCATCAAAATATCCTTACACACCGTCTCTTCATGTATAATGGCATTATATAGAATGTAATACCATTTATCCTGTGACAACAGTTGGTATGCGCCTGTCGTCGTCGTCGCAGTAGATGCCGACTTCGTGATATCGTCAATCAATCGATAATTATGCGCCAATGTATCTATCATGACCAAGCACGGGGTTGTCTTCGCATGAAGTGTTGATACGCCCGTCGAAGCGGCGGCGGCGGCGGCTGCGGTGGCCGCAGAATAAAATCCATTCACGAAATCGCCTTTGTCGCATAATGACCTGTGTTGAATAGATGAGATCAATAATAAAATAGAATCATCGCTATTTTGTTGTCCGGGCGCACTCCCCCCAGCCGCCGCAGCCGCCGTTTCTCTCGAAACCCTTTTTCCAAAAGCGTCATATTGTGGTGCGCGCACCGGAGGTATATATTTTACGAGAGCGGTAGATGTCTTCGAAATATGCTCGTGAAGGTCCGATATACGATTGGCCTTCGTCGAATTCTTTCCCGTTTTTCGTCTCATCGACGACGACGACGACGACGACGACGAGTGCTTGGCCGCCGTCATCCACGAAGGCGCAAATATATAAGCCGCCACGACACGCACTTGGTTGAATAACAATAAATAAATACGGTATATTCCATGTGTTACGAGAGATTGGAGTTGTGTGAATTCATTAAATATACAACAACGGAAATCTCTCGAACATTCATTTACAAAAGAATAAAATAGCGCCATATTCGCCGATGAAACGCGGACGACCGACATTCCATTTCCGAGATGTGGCATCGCCGCGGCATTCAGCGGCATATGAAATGTATATGTATAAACTGTCGTAAATGGAATAACAAACCACGGGATTTCGCAATACCGATATAATGTTTGTTCGCCCGCAATCTCTCGCGACTTCTGAATATATTCGGTTGTTTCAAGAAGTTCGAGAGATTCGCGCTCACTCGTCGTGTATCTTTCCCACGCCAGATATTCGCACATGTAAATACTGACAGAATGAACCGTCGATGTCTGGCTACCGCCATCAAACGACATCATAATGCGCGGTGTTACAACAGCAACACCCTTAATGGCGGCATCGGCGGAATCGGCGGCATCGGCGCTGACGTCATGAGGTCGGTGAAGCGACCCGATGAATGGCGAGAGACCAAACGTAGCTTGCGAGAGAATAATACGAAGAGTATCAGAAGATATACATCCCCACTCCATATACATATTCTCTCGTATTCTACCCGGTGCCATAATTTCCGTTTCAGGACGAGATAATAATGCGGCGATTCTCTCGAAATGATGAATCGCGGCGGTGGCGGCGGCGGCGGTTTCTGTGTCGTCGGAAGCATCGACGACCTTTACATTCGCATGATTTACATAATTCAAGAAAGGATAGACGACCGCGGTATAACATCGGTTGCTGAGAGACAGCGGATTCATTATACTCGACGCTTGCCGCCGCCCCCCGCGATCACCGCTAGCGAACCGCCGCAGCGTAAATCGAAATGTCAATGGTTGGTTATACCAATATAAGTATTTGAATTTCAACACAGCGACACACGTGATAAATATCACACATACGACGACGATAATATAATGAAAAAAGAAGGGTGGGATCCGTGCTTCCACCGCTGCTATAATGTCATTCATTATATTACAATTGTAAAATATGCCTACATTGCCTACGCAACCTTTTTCAGTATAAACAAATACTGATATTCGTTCAATACATGAACCAAATCAACCTGCCCCGTTATGGTGAAACCGACCTCTTTTGCAATGTCCAGCATTTCTCGGTTCGTCGGCATGTAATACGTGTGAATATTCTCTCGGACTTTACCGGTTTTATCGTCGATCAACTTCTCGACGAATTTCCCGACATTCTTCTGTGCCGTATTCGTGGCACTGCGGCGGGTTCCACCATTCTTCGACGACGACGTCGATGCGGGCGGCGGCGCGGTAAAGTCGGACTTATATTGAAAGCTGCGAAACTTGACGAGAGAATTGGTGATGCGTTCTTTCGCGTATTTTTGAGGTGTAACGACGAATAGCGGTTTACCGCCCGGAACAATCGGGTCAAAATGGTTTCGATCGACCAGATGAAGAATGAGATAGCCTTCCGGCTTCAGCCATTGATAGCAATTCTGGAGAAACAAGCGTTTATCTTTGACATAATACACCGTAAAGTAAAAGCATGTCAATACGTTGAACTCTTCTTCACTAAATAGCATTGGTTTCATAAAGTCGCCCTTGATAAACTTACTCTTTGGGTATAAATCTCTCGCATTTTGAAGCATGGCTTCTGATTTATCGCAACCGACCACATTTAGCACGCCCTTCTTGACAAGTTCATGAACATGATGCCCGCGACCACACCCCAAATCGCCGACCTTGAAATTCTTCTTGTCGCTTTCTGAACCACTCAAAGCGCCGGTAATCTGAATAACTTCATCCGCCTCGGCCTCTATTTTATTCGGCTGGATGAAGAGCTCGTCGTAAATATCCGCATAAAAACTGTCGTATATCGCGTCATTTTCATATACCTTGTATTTATCACGTTGCTCGAAACCCTCCACATGTAAAGATAAGTCGCGCTTAATAAAACAGACGATCATCAATAATATGAACAAGAATGTAAGAACTTCCCATCGCGTTATAGACTGAATATATTGAGAAAACGATTTATATAATGCCGCCATTTACTAGTATTTCGTTATAAAAAATTATTATCGTTATTCTCGCGCGAAAAAAACCGGATGAATTAGTATCGAATGACGGACCCAAATGAGATAAATGATATTCGCGGCGAAAGCGATTTCCGCGGTATAACCTTTTCCGCATACAAAAAAACGGATGTGCGAACGGAACTAATGAACAGTTTGTCCAGCTCTAAAATCGAACCAGCGTGTTATTGGTGCGCCGAACTCGTATGTTCGGGACATTATCTTGAACTCTGGGACATAATTATCACATTTGCGAGCAAGTATATTCATTTAGCCAATCCTAAACTACCACTTTATATCGAGATGCGTTATGAGAGCTTCAAGTCGATTATATCGAATGGATATACTGGGAACGAACTCCGACTACGAAATCATCCAAAGATGCGGTCATTATTCGCAGAAATCGTTTGTGTTCTTGCCAACTCGAAGCGCCAACACAAATACGAGAGCGTGAAAATAAAGAAAAAGGAAGAATACGATATTGCGACAATGTCGCAGCGTCTGAAAGCCCCGCGAGTGGATTACGCACAGGAGTTTTTCAGAGAAAGAGACCCGAAAGAGATTTTCATCGCGATGAACGAATTTGCGTATCATATCTCTCGCGACTCCAAAAATACACTCCTCGCGTGTTACTGGGTCGAATGGATTGTCGAATTCGAGACGATTTGTAAGGCGAAGAAGGAGACGTGTCGATGCGACCGTAGGTCACACATTCCAGTCGATGATAAACTCCAATTTGACCCCATATGGATGATATGGGATATGATTATTGCGCGAAGTAATGACGCGGAAGAGCATTCGCCTCTCACTCAAAAAATCGTGAATAGTCTTCTACGATTATATTGTATTCGTTTCACACCAAGTGTGCGTAAGAAGCGTCGTTATCTCGTCTATTTTGCGATTTCACTCCTTACATCAGAATACGATAGTAAAATCGTAATGATCAATGACCGACTCATAATTGAAACAGCGGTGGGAAATATTAATGCGATTTACAAGCAAATCAAGCAACACGAGATTAGTCCTGATACGGATTATCTGTTTTCGTCCGCAGGATACGCAGCCGACAAGAATGGCGATTTAGAACGCACGATTAAGCGACTGGAAGCACTTAACTCCATGAATACGATTATCCAGAAAAAAGAAGACGAACCGGCGGGGGCGACAACCACGCAAGCACCGGCGATACCACCCAAGAAGTATAGTCCATACGAATAATCTCTATATATACTGTATATACTGTATATACTGTATATAGACAGATGTCACTTCCTTCTTTTAAATTCACGAATCTTGGCGCACCTACAAATAATGAAAGTGCGAATAGCGGGTTATCTTCATTTTCCAAGATGAAAAAATCTGGATTAATATTTGATAAGAAATCGAATATAATGTTCGATAAGAAATCGAATATATTGTCAAGTATAAAGGAAAAGGCGCAAGACACGTTTAAGGACGTAGAAATGCCGTCTCTCGACATATCCGATAGCAGCGGCGATGCCGACGCCGACGGGGGCAGCGGCAGTTTTTTCTCTATCGGAACCTTTATCAAGCTGATTCTCATCGGTATAATTGTATGGTTTATGTGGAGTAGCTTATCAACGAATAGTGATTTTCATTTAGGAATGGGGGAATTCGGTGATAAAGTAATATCATTTTTCAAATCCATGGAGGATAAGGGGCGTGAGCTTGTTGGACGTATGACGAATACCCCCAACACCGCTGTCCAACGCCCCGACAGCGACAGCGACGACAGCGACAGCGAGAGCGACAGCGACAGCGACAGCGACAACGGTGCCAATGCCAATGCCAATGCCAATGCCAATGCCAACGCCAACAGCAATACCGGTCGTCATCCCATTGTGCCACATCGTGCGCCAGTCCCACCATCGATGACCAACAGCAGCGATAAAAAGCCAGGGTTTGTTGGCGATGACAACAAATATACATTCTTGGATAAAGCCGATCGAAGCTATACCGGCACAGCACCACGAGCCGATGATAGCACGAGTGTCACACAAAAGCACCAAACGGGTAAAGGCGGGTATTGCTACATCGGCGAAGACCGCGGGTTCCGAAGTTGCGTAAAGGTAGAAGCCAGTGATAAATGTATGTCTGGTGAAGTATTTTCACGCCATGATATCTGCGTGAATCCTACACTGAGAGAATAATCATTAGAACGATAGAAATTTGATTTCGGGAGTATAAGAAAACAATTCACTAGTTTGTTGTTCTCCATTCGCAAATACAAGTGTTATCGTAATATTATATTGAGTTCCAACAATAATAATTTCCCTTCCAGACGAAATCGACGGTATTCGTATTTGGTGTTGGCCTGTTCCTGATATTGGTTGTCTATCAATATTAAGACTCGGTCTCGGTTCATACGTTGAATTAAACCCATTTACACGAATATATGAAATCTCGTTGGAACTAGCGTAAGCAGTATTGATCGTAAATGTCATTTCCGCATATTCTAATCCAGCTGAAGTATAATAACCATCTATGGCAAATATAATTGCTTTTGCTGAACTTGGATTCACTGTAACAAACGCGCGAGCACTTTCAATACTATCCAGAAATCCGCTGTAAGCTTCGATAACAACCGAGTATGAACCATCTAATAATGGAAGATTATTAATATTCGCAACATTCGCACTGTATGATGTACTCATGTCGTTTGATGATAAATCGAACTGGTATGTAATCACCGAACCCATCGATGTCGGGGGCGTAATCGTAATGTTATAGTATTTAATAGCGCTACCACCAGAATCGGGTCGTTTCCATGTGATATTAAGATAGTTGCGACTTGAATCCTCAATCAACGGCGGAATTAATCCAAATTTAGATGTCATCAATACATTTGTCGGAATACCCGGTCTCATCAGAGTTCTGGCGGTTATAATCGTCGATTCTGGGCCCACGCCCACACTATTGATGGGCTCTATTTTAACATCGTATTTGTTTTCGTTAATTAAGTTACGTAATACATAACGGCGGATTTGGCCTTCCATGACGATAATATTAGCAACACCGATCGATAATTTTGTCCATGTTGTATCCGGCACCTTTCGATAATACAAGTTATACATTGTAATTGCGGGTCCATTATACGACGAACCGCTACCACTGCTTCCTGTATTTACAGGGTCGGTCCATTTTAAATCCACCATCAAGTTCTCGCGTTCATCTGGAGCGTTTGTGAATCCGAAATCTTTAATAATCGACGGAACGGACGATGTTTTGAGGGTGATTGTTGCGGGAACGCTTGATAGTCCGCGAACATTCCCCGAAAAGACCGATAAATAATAAACCGTATTATCGCGAATTTCGATCGAACCGGGTTTTCTCTGAAACACGACAGAATTCCCGTTGATTTCACCAGAAATCGGATTATATGTTGCGACAGACCCCACCGCAGGTTTATATGGAAAAACGCTTTCATACGGCGCCCATGTTTTATTATCAACCGAATACGTGATGACGTAGCCCGTTATTGGAAAACCGCCATTTGAATCGGGGGCATCCCAATTTAGTGTAACCCGTTTATTTATATTGTCATAATCACCGATTTGCAAATTTGTAGGTTCAGTCAATACGGTTGTAGGTATATTGGACGTGAGTTGAAGACCGGCTTCGTATGTATAGGTGCGTTTGTAATTATACAAATTCACAGAAGGGTCATAACACAATAACCGCTCTTTCCCGGGCACGCCGCACGCAGATGTAAGACCGCATAAAATCCGGCTATTCGTGGCTGTCGGCGGACAAATCAACGCGAATGGGCTAGTCGTATCTGTTACATATTTTGTCGAATTACCGATATTCCGCATTAATTCGCCTCGAGTCGCTTTCGCATATTTCTGTTTTTTCGTGAAACCACCGACATTGTTATTATACTTTAGAATCTCGGCCTTGCGCCGCATATCATAAACCTCATCCACTTGTGAAACGCTTAATTTCGCCCCACTAACAACATCGAATAATTCCGATGAACGACATTCTGGTTTGAAACGCGTCCAAAATTGGCGATTATATGGATTTGTATAAAAAAGATTGGTATTACAATTGATGACGGCGGGTGTGATTTCGAATATATTCACGTCGAATGTTGCGACTTTTTGATTGAAGTTTGTGGTCGCGGATTGAATCACAGTTATAGTTGCGATTCCAGAGCCGTACATAGATGCGGTATAAACTGTCGCCGCACCAGTGCCACTTACTCGGATCGACAACAAATTTTCGTTGGAGGAACTAAATAAAAAACTAGCGGCTGTATCCGTATTCGTCGAAGTTGGCGGTGTGAGAATAAACGACCCTTGGGATGTCATCTTGTTCATGTCGGGTAGCTTATAAATCGTATTTAAATTTCCTGTATTTTTTTCTGGTATTTGATCGCCGAATGTTGGTGTGGATTTCTCTATAATAATATTAATCGTTGTAGTATAACCCACCATATCACCAACACGCTGTGCCGACCGCTGATACATAGGTGTCTCTTCTTGGAGAAATTTGATGGGTAGATCGTAGTGAAGTCCAGTCGGTAAAAGCGTGCTTTTTTTGAACGTGATTCGATTACCAGTTATTTCAATGTAATCATTACTCTTCGTGAATACGCGCGGAAGAGCCACTGACCAATAATATTCAATGTGAGAGTAATCAGGAGCCCCATTCTGTATATTTTTACGCGTTGTATTCGCAAAGTCGGTGAAATTAAGATCGATAAACCCGTTTAGGTATTCGCGTACAATATTGCCGTTGCTGTCCGGAATAGAATTCGTTTGGAATGCCAAGGCGGTTGGTTGTGGATTAGATCTAGGATTGATGCTTCCAAATCCTGTAAAAGGATTGTGACTAATATCAGTGCGGGTTTTTGTAATCGTAACTGGAAGAAATATCTTTTTCTCAAGATACGCTGCTGACACATTTGGTATGGCCGCTGTCGCTGCCTGTTTTATCTCCATTCGAAGTATCGTCGATGTTACATCATAACGAAACCCGCCACTAACATCATATATACCATTGATGACAAGGACGGTGCGATACGGAAGACGAATATCCGCAGCACCTGGGTTTTTATATATTCCATTACTCCCCGACGGTTGTGGAATTACATAATAGTCTCGGTCTAATGATACAACCGATACCGTGTAACTATTGGTCGGGAAGGAAAATGTAATCGGGGTATTGATATTATTGGAAGTTAGGTTGATAAGCGGAATAACCCCGATAAGAGTAGAACGACTACTAACAATTTCTCTCGGAACATCTGTATCACGATATCCTGCGCCAGGCTCGGTGCTTGGAATCGTAAATGTCCCAGGTAAAAGTGTAAATGTAGTGTTATAACTCAACGAGTATATGTTATACCGAGAGGCGTCGGCCTCAGTAAAATAAACATCACTATTTGGAGAGTCTTGTTGTAATGATGGCGTCCATGTAGGTTGAGACATTTATATTTATATTTATATTTTGTTACACCAGTATTGCTGATATGTCCGTGTAAAAAAATATTACCGCATGTACCAATTGTTCGAAAGGTAAGAACCAGCATTCTTCGTAGAAGATGCGTCGCCGGTAGATGTAACCATCTTCATGTTGGGACCTTCATCCACGATGCTCTTGATTTTATTTGAACCGATTGAGTAATTGAAATACTGTATCGTAGATATATAACCGCTAAAACGATTCACCGCCTTATCTTCACCAATATTCACCTTTCCATAATTTTGAAGAGGAATACCCGACGTTTTACGTCGCTGAACAAGACGACCATTCACATACATATCAATGACGTTATTTGTAACACGAATCACCGCATTCACCCAGTTCTTCATTGGAATATCCGTCGCGATGAGACGTTCGTGTAAATTTCGACGTGTATCAGCCGTATTATCATTTTTACCGCTGACATCCACTACCGCAAGTAGAGATACATTCATACCCTTATCTTTTCGGTCTGGATTTGTATCCGTGACTGAATCCGTAAAACGGATGTACATTCCGGGTGCGTTATTCGGATAATATATACCGTCATCGCTCGACTTTGTTCCTTCACCTCCTTTGCTAAAGATTCTCGAATACCGATCCTTTTTCAGCGGAACTTGGTTGATAAAAAACCACGCCGACCAGGTATATTCTAGACCACCGTCTTCGTTCATAGACCGAGAGATAAATACGGAATCTGGTTTTGATGGATCTTGAGATATATTCATCGCCATATCTTCCGTATTCGCGGTTCCGTCTAAAACAAACGGCGAGGTGCTTGGAAGCATAAGATAGGATAATCCGATAATCGCCAATTTGACCGAGACAGAAAACACGATGAAGACCATCAAAATAAATGCGAATTTCGCGACAAGACTATTTGATTCCATAAATTCGCCCACACTAAAACTACCGCCGCTCGATGAAGAAAGACCGGCGTCACTCGGCTTTGAAAAACTAGACGAGATTCCTTTCAAAAATCCACCACCATTATCGCCGCCGCTGTCACTCATATTTTATTATTATTATTAGAATGTTACTAATATAAATCAATAAAAAAAACAATACATTCATGAGTGTATTGTTTTTTATTGGAGTTGCGCGAAATCTGATAATATTTACGTGCTGACGGAAGCTTGCTCCTGATTATCTACGATGAAGCTCAACTTCACCTTGTACTTGTTAAGAAGATCGCTCCAAGGGCTTCCGCCAAAACCTTGCGAATAAATATCCCATGCTTCCTGAGGCGCGATAGGGGCGGCCTTCAGTTTAACATTCGTAATGAAACCGACATCATCGGTTGTATTCGTATGTCCTAACTCAATACTTTGGGTTTTAGCAAGTTCAGAACCAGTGCTTACAACACATGATTTCACCAGTTTGCCATCGACATACACGTCCATCGCAGAACCGTTGAAACTGATGATGAGATTCACCCATTTTTGAAGAGGAAATTCCGCGATTTCGCAATTCATATCCGGATCACTTACACCCTTGGGATAAATCTGGATTGTATTCGTGTTGTTCTTGAATAAGACGCGGAAGATGGGCAGGCTCGATCCTACGTCGGAATAAAACTGGACGATATTTGTGCCATTCACCCACTTCTTGATGTAGAACCAGATTGAAATAGCGCTATTTGCTTTGAATGAACTTGGTAGATTTGAACCCTGTAAAATAGTCTTATTTCCCCATTTCTGCATCGCTCCTAAAGTTGAATACGTCGTCGTTAATGCCTTAAAAATGACATATAACAGCAGAAGAATCACAATAACTGCTAGAACTAATTTTGAATTCATATCTTCGTATAAATATTATAGATATTATATTACCATTTATTCTGAAAATATGCGATTATTTTGAATACACCGTGGTAGATCCAGCCGCCTTCACTTCATCCTCGATGGTTTTCATTCCAATCATCGGCGGATTCTGCGATTTCAGCATATTATACGTCCATCGCATTTGGTCCTTCGTCAATGGTGTATTATGAAATGCGAAATTACAAATCGAACCATTCAACCCTTTAAATGTATTGCTAGGAGTTTTAATATTGACCGTTCCGTCACCCACAGTAATCGGCTTCATTTGAATATCTGGCATGATGAAGTCACTACGAGAAATCAGTTTCGTGTTTAAGAAAAGGTCCATCGTTTTACCGTTATAATTCACTACGAAATAGTTCCATCTTTGAAGAGGAATTGGCGTGTCGAGTTCGGCGTCATTGTCTAATAACATCTTAATACGCTGTTGTTTCTCTTTTGATCTTCCTGAAATGATATTGTTATAGTTGGTCTTAGAACTGTAAATGGGTTCGGGGGTATCTTTGGGTCGGCCAGTTGATATATCAATTGTATTACAAAACAGTTTTAGTTCCGTCGTAGATGGATTATAGGTTAATTTTGGCACATCACCGAAATTAAATATCTCTAAATCTTTGTTCGTAGAAGTCGCATTATTGTTCAAAATGAACCATCCGGAAATTGAGTAGTTGTATCGCTTCTTTTCTTCCACCGGACAATTTGCTGCTTTATCGTCATCCGTGCGGTCAATACCTGTATTGTGGAAAATAAATATTTTGGGGCTTTGTGTAGTCAAATTCGTGTCATACTTATTCTTAAGAGTAAGCGGCGCAGCTACAATTTGTGAAGCTGAGGCGCCGATATAGTTCAAGAGATAAGGGCCGCCGAATAAAATCGCAATAAGCAGTAACTCTATTGCGACGATAATCCAGATCGGGCGAGTAGTATCACCAGCTGCCGACTGCGACGACTGAAGAAGGTCGAGGAACAGACACGGAATGTAAATAATACCCAACCACAGCAAATGAAGCAGCTTTATTCCGATTGCGGATTTTGTGAGATGAAAGATAAACATGGCGAGGATCAGGACCACCATGACACCGTGCTGTTTATAATACGCAAGCGCGCATAATATGATGAAGAATACGGTGTTGATGATGAAGCGGATATTTGCGAAGAGGTCGGCGACAGAGGGTTTTTCTTCACCATCCGGCTTTTTGGGGGTCATCGTATCGATAAACTCTAACCCGTAATGAAAGAATAAAATAGCAAGACCGAGAATCGTCATTCCGGTCACTGACATACGATCCTTGTCGTCCTTGTCGCGATCATATATCCAAACAATCACCATCAATATCACATACAAAATATGCGTAGCACCAAACGCGAGCTGTCGAAGAGGTTGCGTGGCGTCTTCCGTTTTCATGTCATCGAACAAGTAATTCTCCGGTGTCTTCGCGTTGGTCTTTGTGAATTTATCTCGAATATATGCGACGAGACCCGCTACCGCGACAATCGCCATAATCACGTAAATCGTATGCGCGGTAGGCGAATTCAGTTGTGCCGCGAACCCGCCCGACGCAGTTCCATCTGCTGCGCCACTGCGACCTTTATTGACGAATTCTGCGTCAATCTTATAGACGTAGTAAATCACGGCGAGAATCAGAATCACGAATGATATCGTGAGTAAAATCACTTTGATCAGCTTACCGATTGCGCCAACTTTGGTTTCGTTGATGCCGGTGGGTTCGGCGGATTTGGTAGATGACGAAGTAACAGGAGCCGCGGGAGCCGCCGCAGCCGCAGAAGCAGCCGCAACCGCAATCGGCCCCAATACGGATGTCACACTCTTCGGTGTTGGTCTGTCATCTTTCGTCGTCGGAAACATGCGAAGGTCGGTTTTTTCAGCATCCCACTTCCAGAATTTTAATGTATCAAGAGCCTCATTGCGTTTATTAATAAATTCTTGGAGTCCCGTCAAAGAAGCAATACCATAAACACCTGCGCGGAACACAATCGCAAAAAGTAAAGGAACCAAATAAACCGTTGTTAGAATTTGGCGTAGGATTCGTTTCACCGCAATTTCTTTTGCGAAATCGTCATGTACAGTTGCAGATCCAAGAAAATTAAAACCTGTCGGCATAACACAAAACGCAAGAAGAACCACAAATGCGATTGCCCATCCCCAATTATCGGGAATGATGGGTGGCGGCACTCCGGTTTTTGCTTCTTCTTCCGGTTTTGTTACCCTCAAGTAATCCCACCACCACGACAATCCAATAAAGAATACGAGTAAAAATCCAACAATTGCCTTTGCCCAATTTTTCCAGTCAGATGTTGTGACCTGCTTGAATTGCCATACCTGAACCGACTCTGCGAATTTCAGAATCGATTCAAGACCGCCGACATTTAATTCCTTGACAATCGGGAGCAATAAAATCGCACATAATGAAAGACCCGCAATAATCACGATAAAAAATGTATCGATGAGTTCTTTCACGCGCGGAAACATATCACCTGAGAATTTCTTTCCTATCCAATTCGTCGTGGTTGGAGATGTTGTGACATTCGTAAAAAGGATAGACACCCACAATATGAGTAATATCACCGATAAAAAGGGTGTAAAAGAAAACCATTTGGCAAAACGGATAGTAAGGCTTATACCGGCATTGTCGGAGTTGGTTAATAATTTGTCCCAGTCATCCGAAAGCATCTCGTCGGCTTTCATTTTGTCTTTAATGTCGGCGTCACTAATAGGACTGCTGTCAGAAAATAAGTGTTTTCGACGCAACCAAAAAACCATAATAAAACCCACAATAATCAATGAAATAATTGAAAATGACCACATAATCGCAGTTGTAGGTCCTTGTGATTCCTTTTTTAACTTATCCAAACGGTCCGTTACAGCGTCTTCAATATTCGCTTCTGTCGCATTTGAATTTTTTTGTTTTAATTCTTTGACGGCTTCATCTCTTAATTGTTTATAATAAACGCCGTCCTTATCGCTTTGTAATGTGCCGATATCCATCTCTTCATTATTTTTGGCTTGCTGAACTGCCGCCACTACGATACACGCAACAATTAGCGTCAGAGGCAAACCGTATAAACCGCCTTTTACTACCTTTAATTGTTCAGTTTGTCCAAATAAAATAAATAAAAATACGACACCAACAATAAGATAAATGACGGCATGAACCATAAACGCTTTGTATTCAAATGGCTCTTTATCGATTAGTTTTTCATCATCATCTGTACCAAAACCGGAGCCTGTCAAGCCCAAACTCTTCGACAAGAATATTCCACCTGGCATAAATATTACTAGTGCTATTAATGCTGCTATTATACCACCCTTTTTCGAATCAAACCCAGTGGTGCTCGTATAATTCCACAAGTAATATCCAAATGCCATAAAAACCGCAATTTGAAAAAATACACCAATACCCAACATCCATTCAGCACTAGTATTCGCGATTGCTTTTTTGTATTCATCCGAAGTAATTTTATCATCTTTTAATTTACCCCCCAAATCGGACTTTATTTCATTCCCGCGGACAATAAGTGGAATACCGATGATGATGGACAATACCACGTAATGAATCCATTCTGTTACTGGTTTTTTTCTGATAACATGAAATACCATAGCAATTACACCGAAAGATATCAAAATTCCACCTATTGTCATCATACCCACCGACGGGTCATAAGTTCCAGCTCTCCGTGAAGCGTCTATACTGCCAAAACCGAGGCCGAGACCAAGGATAAATAGACCAATCGGAATTACAATACGCATAATAATATTCTTAGTCCCAGAAAAATCAAGTAGATTGTCAAGCTTTGGCAATAATGTAGGTTCCGATTTGTCAGTTTCGAGGGTGTCAAACTTGCTTGGAGAGAAATAATGTATGAAAGTAACAAACGCAAATACGATGACTAATGTAGCAAAAATACCGGCATTGTCTTTTAATAAATCAGACGAAACGATCCCAATTAATATGATTACAACAAGGACAATAATCGGAAGATAATTCAATAACGTATCTATGTGAAATGAATCTTTGAGTGAGCTTACAGATTCTGCTTCGCGTTGGCCTTCGGAACTTTTTACTGCGTTTATTGTGGCTACTACTGCTGCTACTGGTGCTGTTGCCATATTACTACTTATTTATATACTTTGTTATAATGATAACAACAATCAGTTATAATTATAAGATATAATAATGTCGGTCCGATTACGGAAGACCGGAATAGAGGCGATAAATTACAAAAACGACATCGCGGTCTTTTTACCATGGCAGTCGCGACATAAAGCAACTAAATTATCGACATGATTCGAACCGCCATGTTCTAAAGCGATGACATGATCGACCTCAAACCACGCGGGAAGCTGACGCTGACAATCCCCGCATTTCCATCCTTGGTTGGCGGCAACATACTTTTTCTTGGTTTCACTAACACTACGTTTGCTAGACCCTTTGCCGGAGTTGAGTAGCCTCTTTTCAGCGGGGGTTCCGCCGGGGGTTCCGCCCCCCAACGACGGCCGTGCTACATTCTGCGCGGTTCTTACTCCCATCGCACTAGCCATAGCACCCCCTATCCCCCCGCCTATCGCCCCGCCTATCGCACCACCGTCGTTCGGGGGCGGCACCCTGGTCATATCGAAAAAAGGCGTTATCATATCAGCAGTTCCTTTACTAATCGGCATATACTTAATAATATCGTTGGCATGATATAACAATTGCCTAGAGTTTTCCGGATTGCGGCGCAAGAACATGAAGAGCGAGAGACCTACGAAACCAAACGTGGCCATCTTAATGAACTTTTGATTGCTTTGAAACATCTTTATCAGGTGCCCGTCATAATATGTATTCACGATAAGCACAGCTGTAATAATAAATACGATGTATTCGGTCTTTACCATATCATATAATATTTTATTAAATTTTATATAATATATCTAAAATAATGCTCTGAAAACATTATTTTCTATACCGACGCGTCTTGTTACTGCGTTTTCCTTTGTATTTCTTACGATAACGCGATTTCATTCTCTTACTTTTGCGTTTCTTACCACCATTCAGTGGTTTAATGGGTCTTTCAAATTTATTAAACATCGCATCAGAAGCAGGATCAGTTTCCATTTCATCATTCGT